GTGTGGTTTTATACTTTATAAAATAGTTATGTATTTCTTGAACCAACCACTTATTTGAATCAGATTCAAAATACTCTGGCTCAAGAACTTCCATGATTGTTTGTAAAAACATCGTATCAGTTAAGCAAGATGCTATAACTTTGGATTGGAATGAAGTTCCAAATTCTACTAAAGAAGTGTTACTCTCCATATATCTCTTTCGTGAGTCTTGTTTTTGATAAATTTAATTTCCTCTGTCTATACTTATCTTTCATCTTCTTCAAAATGGTCTCTTTATTTCTATAATAGTAATCCATTTGCCATTTTCTTTGAGCTTCCTTCTTTTCTTTGGCTGTGATGTATTTCTTTTTTCTACCCATTAGTTTGTTCTGCGTATTTATCCATAGTAGTAAAGGTTTGTGCTAACCAACTACTAACATTTGGTAGGTTCTGAAATAATCTATCTTCCATAAACATAGATTCGAATTTAAATTTTACTAAGCGTCTGATAGGACCTCTGATAACATCGATTAATTTTGTCTTAGTTGAAGCACTTATGTTTACATCTTCTAACTGCATCAACTTATAGTTACGTTCAAGTAACTCCTTATTCTGTAATATTTTCACAAAGAAGTTACCATTATCATCTTTGTGTTTGTGTGCGTATTTATATATCTCTTGTAAACTATAACTATTATTCTCTTTACTCAAAGTTGGTATATTTTTTACCAATGTCTTGGTAGCTATTCCTTTTACACCATTTATATTATCAGATTTGTCTCCCTCAAATATCTTAGCCATAATAAAGTTCTCTGCAGTTATACAATACTCTTCTAAAACTGCATCTCTATCATATAGTTTCTTTTTTGTAGGAGACCAAACTTTGATATCATCAGATACTAACTGTAAGAAATCCTTGTCGGTTGACATAATGATTTTCTCACCATCTGGTATTACACTCTTTGCGATGTAAGCTATAGCATCGTCTGCTTCGATACCATCTACGGATATATTGGTTAGTGGTAATAATTCAAGATACTCTGCAACTCTTCTAAGTTGCAAATACATATTCCGTCTCTCATCTTCTACATTTTCTAAACCCTCTACCCTATTAACTCTGTAAGATGTTCTACGTTTGTTTTTATAGTCTGAATATAATTTCCTACGGCGGTTGCTCCCACCCTTGCCATCAAAAACTATGATAACACGAGTGGGATTAAACATATTAATGGCAAATCCTATGCTTTTAAGGAAACCAACAATGCCACCAACATGAATGCCGTTGTCGTTTAAAGTTGGCATTACGCTGAATACTCTGATAAAAGTATTCAAGCCGTCAACTATTAGCACTTTTTTGTTTTTTTTCTGAAAGTTAACAGAACCACCTTTTTTCTTTATCTCATTCAGTATGGAAAGATATCTGGCGTTTGACATTAATCGCCAATTACCTCATCCGTCTCAACAACATCATCTATCCCCAAATCTTTCATATCGTATTTTAATATGACTTTTTCACATATTTGATCGTAAACGAATGATTTGAAATCAGGATCTGATAGTTTGTCTCCGAATTCTTTTGATTGAAATTTATGTTCTGCTCCTAAGTGATCGGTTATGGTATACCAAGCACCAGCTTGTTTTACTATTTTATGGTCTTTCATTACTTTTAACCAACTACCTACATCGTCAATTCCACTCTCAAAGTATAGAGGGAACTCACAACTTCTCAAAGGTGGACCTAAACGATTCTTGATAACTTGTGCAAGTATTGTCATACCAATCGTATTCTTTTTAGCATCTTTAATCTGACCTTTATTCTTCACTCTGATTCTTGTAGATGCGTGAAATGGTAATGCTTTTCCACCACTTGTAGTCCAAGGATCCCCAAACATAACACCAAGTTTTTGTCTTAATTGATTTGTAAACACAAGTGCAACCTTTTGTCTACCAATCATTTGAGTAATTTTTCTCATAGCTTTAGATATGATGATAGCTTTACTTGTAGCCCAACCATCCTTATCAAAGTCAGCTTCCATCTCTACATTTGTTGATGCAGCTGCAAGTGAATCTACAAGAATGGTTACTAACCTATCTTTATCTGATTCTCTTACTTTAGCAACAATCTCTTCTATAGCTTGGAATATATCTTCTACGGTTTCTAAATGCAAATACAACATACTATTGATATCAACACCAATAACCTTTAGAAAATCTTGACTTACTGCAGTTTCAGTATCTATGTAAACTGCTACACCACCTTTTTTCTGAGTCTCAGCTAAAAGATGTGCACCAACCAAAGATTTACCACTTGATTCTAATCCATTGATTTCTGTAATTCTACCAACTGCAATTCCACCGTTAGGTTTATTAGCAATTGCTAAATCTAATAATGTAGAACCTGTTGAAATAAAATCTTTTATATCTGTAGGTGTCGTATCAGAACCATCAAGAAAATAAGCGACTTTGGTATCTTTGAAAGTTTTATTTAAACTAGCGGCAAGTTGCCCTGCCAATTCGTCTCTTGTTGACATATAATGTCTCCTAAATTTATATAACATAGGGGAGCAAAAGTCGAAACTCTCACTCCCCAACTTATTAGTCTTCTATTAGTTATTAAACAGATCGTCAAATGCTGCTGAAACATCCTCAGTTGATTTTACATCTTCTTTAACTTGGGATTTAGTTACAGGTTGCTCTTCTGATTCTTCTTCACCCTCTTCTGGGTTCAACCAAGCATTAAGAACTTCAGTAAGTTCTTCATAGGTTTGTTCCTGATATATCTCAGTAATATCCTTTTGGTTGTCGATTAGATTCTCAAGAAGAGTAGCATCTTCCGTAATCGGGGTTTGATTTGGTTTAACCCTGATGTTTGTTTTTGGAAACGAAGCACCAACTTCTTCTGCTGTCTTGAACTCTACAGTAATATCACGACCATTCATTGAATCGGTAATATCACCATAATCAGGATCAGCAATAATGGAAAGCAGTTCTTGATAAACTGTTTTACCAAAACCCCAAAACTTTACACCTTGATTCTCTTCACCACGTATTACTACTGGAGCAAACGTTCTCATTTTAGATTCGATCTTACGAGCTAATTGATAGTCTTCCTTGTTACCCGAAGCTTTGAGTTTTTGAGAAAACTCTTCGATTGGGTCTGGACGACCAAATGACATTGGTGAAAGATAAGATTTTCTACCTAAATCATAATGGAAAAATAACTCGATGAAAGGGTTGTCCTTATTAAATTTATAAGGTACGATTCTTACTTGAGTTGTGCCGGGTGACGGCTTCCATAGATTTGAGGTACGATTGTTTGTGATTTGAAGTTGACCTAGACGCTTCTTCAGTGCGTTAATATCCATTAGATATCTCCTATTTGTTATTAGTTAAGTTTAATTGTTCAATTGTTATTGTTACTTGTGTAACCATTTTCATACATAAATAAGTATTATATATGTTCTCCAAAATGTAATTTATTTTTCGTTAATATCAGATTTCCATGTTTTTGTATGTATTATTGAATATACCCTCGTTGGTATTTCATACAGCCCCTCTTCGTTTGTTAATAACATACGGTTTCTGTAGTTCTCCCAGGGTATTGGAAATGAGTTATCTAATACACCATTATTCAATGTCTTGACTAACTCATTAAGTGCGTTTATTGTGTACAATGAATTTGATTGTTTCTTTCTGTGTATGGAAATTGTATCTACTGAACTCTCAATGTAATCATCGGTTGCTTCTACATTATATGTGCATATCAATTGATGATAATCGTTCTCGTTCTGAAATACATATACCTTGTCGAATACTATATCGTTACAAGCTATAATCAAATCTATTGTTTCGTATAATCTATTCCTTTTACAAAATGTTGCTAATAGTTGTGTTTTCATTATTTTTTCCCCTTAAATCCAGCCATTAAACCACCACCTCTTGCATCATAAGATCTAAACGCAAAACTCCAATCATTGAGATTTGTTGTACCCTTATCTGTTTCTGAATTTAAACCATCCTTATCTATAGTTTGATGATTGTGCTCTAAAACAGATAATCCGTTTGATGTATTTAAAACTGATGCCATTGATATTATATTTATTGCTTCTGTAGCACCTTCCATAAATTTATTGGAATTAACTCTTCCCATCATCTTCTTTAATGCTTTAAAATCTACGTTTTCTTTTAGTACGCTTGTAGCGTCTTTATTAAGTTTTTTTAATTGGTCTTTGATTCTTACTAAATCTTTGGTTGTATACCTACCATTTTCATCTTCAATTTTAGACCTAGCTTCATTTATTTGTGACTGTATTCCTAAAAGTTTTGTTCTAACTTCCTCTGAATTTTGTATTATGTCGGATAATCCACTTTCATCTAACATCTTGTCAAATTTAGTTTTATCTTCTATTAAATCATCTCTTACACCTAGTGCGTGTCCTTTATGTCCTACCCTATTTCTCATATAAGTTCTTTTATCCTCATCTGGATGAAACTTTTGATATTGAGCACTTTCACCAGGGAAACCATAAACTCCATTCCTTTTTCCAAACTTAACTGATACACCTGCTACTTTTTCAACGACATCTTTACCATCTCTATCAACTCTCATTTTATCTGCAGATGGAAATTGACCATCAGATGGTAGATAAACTTCATCACCACCTGCTAATTCTGAATCATACAATGCCATTTCTGCCATATTTTTCATCAAACTTCTTGCACCTTCAGGATCTGCTTCGTGTATCCCTCTTGCCATATCAGAATAA